ATTGATCTGAAAACGCCGAGGAAGTTTCTGCCGCTGCTTGAGCCTTCGCGGTACAAGGGCTTGTGGGGAGGCCGGGCTGGGGGAAAATGTCTCGCACGTGGAACACTTGTGCGGATGTTTGATGGTTCGGTGCGTCCTGTTGAAGATGTTGTTGTTGGTGATTTACTGATGGGGCCAGATAGCAAGCCAAGGAAGGTTCTTTCAACTACTTCCGGGGTTGGCCCCCTTTACAGAGTGGATCAAAAATCTGGTGAGTCTTATGTCGTAAACGATGCCCATATTCTTGCGCTTAAAAGGTCAAATTCAGCAAAGACTGATTTCGGTAAAACATCTAAGGCTGGAAAACCGCAAAGAAAAAATGGTCGGTATGCCAAGTACGGTATCGATTGGACGCTGATTCGTGCGGACGAATATTTTACCAAGCCAAAGAAATTTAAAGAAAATGTTTTTGGTGTGCGGGCTGCTATAGAATATCCAGAGGCCGACCAAGCTTTAGACCCATATTTTTTGGGGCTTTGGCTTGGTGATGGGGATAAAGATAGGCCATATATAACAACGGCAGACGCAGAAATAATGGAGTATTTAAAGGCGTTTGCAGGTGCCAATGGTTATGAGCATAATGATAGTCTTGGTAATATTGAACTGCATAGCAAGGCAATTAGAATATCAATCAACAATGGTTACGCTCGCCATGGGCTAAAAGAGTTGATGCGAGATCTTGGTGTTCTTTGTAATAAGCACATACCACAACAATACATGATAGCATCAACTAACCAAAGGCTTTTTCTTTTAGCCGGGCTTATTGATAGTGATGGTTATGCTAGAAAAAATGGGTCAATCGCAATTGGACTAGCTGACAAGAATTTGTCTCTTCAAATACAAGATTTAGCGTGGAGTCTTGGGTTCAGAAGTGGATTTTCTGAAAAAAAGTTTTTGTATAACGGGCTACCAAAAACAGCATACATAGTTTCTATTGGCGGTGACACTGATAAGATACCGCTTTTAATTAAAAGAAAAAAAGACAGGGTTTCTCTTGTAAAAAACCATAGAAACTGGAAACGCACTAGGATAGATTTGGAGTATGTTGGAGATGGAGAATATTTTGGTTTTGAGCTTGATGGGGACCACCTTTTCCTTTTGAGAGACGGAACCGTAACCCATAATTCGCACTTCTTCGCTGAGTTGTTGGTTGAGCGGTGTTTGACCAATCCCGGTACTCATGCGGTTTGTATCCGTGAAGTACAGGCGACATTGGATCAGTCCGTCAAGAAGCTGGTTGAGTCCAAGATAAAGGGATTCGACCTTGGCAGCAGCTTCAGGATTCAGGACACCAAGATTCACACCCCTGGCGGCGGCTTGATTATTTTCATTGGTATGCAGAACCATACCGCCGAGAGTATCAAGTCTTTGGAGGGGTATGACATTGCGTGGGTGGAAGAGGCACAGGTTTTAAGCCAAAGGAGTCTTGACCTTTTACGGCCCACGATTCGTAAGGACAATTCAGAGCTTTGGTTCAGTTGGAACCCGAACAAGGAAACCGATCCTGTTGACCAGCTTTTAAGAAAGAACCCCCCGCCAAACGCTGTAGTAATCCAAGTCAATTATTATGACAATCCCAATTTCCCTGCCGTCCTATTAGACGAGGTTGAGACTGACCGACGAAGAGATCCCGACAAATTCCGCCATGTCTGGTTGGGGGAATACTGGAACCAGGGCAGTGCGAGAGTATTCAAGAACTGGACTGTCGAGGAATTTGATAGCCCGTTGGGTGGCACCTATCGGTTGGGGGCTGATTGGGGGTATGCGAACGACCCGGCTGTTTTGGTTAGGATGTTTGCCGATGGCCGGAGGTTGCACATCGACCATGAGGCGTGGATGGTTGGATGCGAGATAGACTTTTTGCCTGAGTTGTTCGACCGTGTTCCCGGTTCAAGAAAGTTTTTCATTACCGCTGACAGTTCCCGCCCAGAGACTATTGCGTATATGCAGCGCAACGGTTTCCCCAAGATGAATCGGGCGAAGAAGGGCAGGGGCAGTATCGAGGACGGCATTGAGTTTATGAAGTCCTATGACATTGTTGTTCATCCCCGGTGCGTTCATGTAATTGATGAACTTGGCAAATATTCGTACAAGACCGACCCGTTGACGGGCGAGATTTTGCCGCTTCTTGAGGATAAGCATAATCACTGTATCGCTGAAGGCGAGATGGTTGCCTGTGAGCGAGGTTTTGTGCCGATTGAGAAAGTCACGACCGACGATAGGGTTTTGACCCGTAGCGGCTATCAGCGAGTTTTGTTTGCAGACGTAACAGACGTAGACCGAGAAACGGTTATCGTAGAAACCACAAACGGCAAGGTGCGGTGTACTCCTGACCATCGTATTTGGACTGCTGACGGTTTTGTCGAGGCAGAGTTTCTTGAAGTAGGGGATGAAGTTTTTGAGGCAAGTGTTGTGTCGATAAACGATGGTGGTTTTTCAAAGAGGGTGTACGATCTGACAGTTGAAAACCACCATGAGTTTTTTGCTGGTGGTGTTCTTGTTTCAAACTGCGTAGACGCGGTGCGCTATGCCCTTGAAGGTGTTCGCCGTGCCGAGAAGTACAAAGGTTTGGAAGTTATGCCGAGCGTTTCTTACAGCGTTCTTGACGAGGTAGTGGGCTACTGATGGAAGACCTATACAGCGAAGAAGGGTTGTATCAAGACGCTCTTGGCGTGTTGGCGAACCAGATTTTGGTTAAGCGCGAGATTGCCGTCAAGGCGAGAGCGGCTTCCGGTGTAGAGCGCAGATGGTTGGAAGACGAGGACGCTTTCGACGGTAACGAACCGGGCGGTCGGCAGTCTATGGTGAGTTACGCTACTGGCGAATCGTTTGTCAAGGGCCAGGGGCCGAGGCGGTCTAGGGTTTTGGTGAACGTAATCCGTGGCCGGTGCGATCAAGCGGAGGGTAGGTTTGCGGACATTATGCTCCCGGTGGATGATCGGAATTGGGGGTTAAAGACGACTCCTGTCCCGACTTTGATGCAGCAGTTGAAGAACAAGACGCCTGTTTCTTTGAATGGTCAGCCGGTTGTAGACGATGAAGGGCCTGTAACCCTTGGCAAATTGGCAAAGAACGAGATTGAGACTGCCAAGGAAAAGATGCAGCGTATGGAGGCTGAGATAGACGATCAGCTTACCGAGTGTTCTTTCAATGCCGAATGCCGAAAGGTAGTGCGGGATGCTGTCAAGGTTGGCACTGGCATTTTGAAGGGGCCGAGCGTTATTGCCAAGATAAGGAAGAGTTGGCGGCGGGACGAACAGGCCGGCGCTTATATAATGGAGGCGATTGAGGAACACCGGCCATATTCTAAGCGTGTTGATTATTGGAATGTGTTCCCGGACCCTCATTGTGGCGACGATATAAAGAAGGCTTCGTATGTATGGGAGCGCGACTATGTTCTTCCGCGAGAGCTCAGGCGGTTGATTGGCGTTGAGGGATACCTGGACGATCAAATTCAGTTGGTGTTATCCGAAGACCCCAAGCGGACTATGGTTGGTTTGGGGGAAAAGAAGACCTTGGAGCTTGAGACTTCGTATCGTGGGAAAGGGGACGCATACGAGATTTGGGAATACAATGGTGACTTGAATGCCGAAGAGCTTGAGGCGCTTGGGTGCGATTGTCAAGGCATGAAGGGGGTGCTTTCAGCTTGTGTTGTATTTGCAAACGACAGGCCGATTAAGGCGGCTTTGAACGCGCTGGACACCGGGGACTTGCCTTACGATTTTTTTACTTGGACGCCAGTTTCTGGGAGTGTATGGGGGATTGGCGTAGCCCGTATTCTGATGTGGGTCCAGAGGGTGATTACCGCTTCATGGCGAGCGATGATGGATAATGCTGGTGACAGTGCAGGGGCGAACGTTGTTATCGGCATGGGGATTCAGCCGGCAGACGGCAAGTGGGAGCTTACCGGCAAAAAACTATGGCGCTATGACGGCGATATTCAAGATGTAAGCAAGGCGTTTGCACAATTTCAATTACAGAACAATCAAAAAGAGTTGCAGGCGATTATTGAGTTGGCGCTGAAGTTTGCCGATATTGAAACGGCTATGCCGATGGCATTCCCGCAGGAGCCGATGGGGCCGCCAGAAACATTGGGGGCGGTGGAGTTGAAGATTGACGCTTCCAATGTGGCGTTAAGGAGTAGGGTAAAGTATTGGGACGACCAAATTACCCGTCCGCATTTGACTCGCTATTACCACTGGAACATGCAGTATTCAGACAATGACGAGGTAAAGGGGGATTATGAGGTTGACCCAAGGGGAACCTCGATATTGCTCCAACGGGAAAGGGCGTCTCAGGCTATTTTACAGATGATGGAACTAAAGGGCGATCCTTTGTTTGGGGCAATTATCGACTGGAAGAAGGCGATCAAGTTTGCTTTGGCTGCACAGAAAATAGACATTTTGAAACCGGATGAAGAAATTGAAGAGATCGAGCGCCAGCTTAGGGAGAACCCGCAACAAGATCCAAGGGCGATTGCGACGCAACAAGCGGCGCAGGTAAAAGCCGAAAGCGAGATTAAGCGGGAGCAGATGCGGCAGGAGGGGGCGAAGTTAGAGCTTCAGGTGGACAGCGAAGAGGCGAAGATGAAGAGGGAGCATGACCTTCAGATTGCCATGCTTAACCGTGAAATCAAGATGCTTGAGTTGGCTCAGAGGGGAGATATTACGCTTCAGGAAATCAAGGCGATGCTATCAAAGGAAGCCATGAAGCTGACAACCCAGAAGGAGTTAGCGGGGACCTCCCCGCAAGTAGCGAAGCCTCCGATTGAGCCGCCCGGCAGAGCGCCGGCAGGGAGTGCGTATGCGCTTTAAGTGGCCGTGGAGGAAGGATAAAATTTTTTATGCGGCGTTGCCCGGAAACGATATGGAGCCGCAGCTTGATACATATTCAGGTACTTGGAAATATGTCAAGGAATTTTTAGAGGGTGAGATAAAAAAATTACATGAACGCAATGAGAAGCTGACCCTGGACGCGAACGCTACCGCCGCCATTAGGGGCCAGATCAAGATGGCAAGGGCCGTGTTGGAATTGGAAAAAGCAGGACCGGGCGTAGTCCGCTCCAAAGGAATCGCCGCCGAGATATTCGGTGCCGAGAGGTGATTTATGGGTATCAGGGATGAATTAGTAGCAGAGGTTTTTGATGGAGCGCCGAAGGTTGACGTGAACGAAGGGCTTGAGCAACCGCCTCAGGATGAGCCGGATGAAGAAGAAGCTCAACCCCAAGAAGAAGATCAACCTGAAGCGGAGGGCGAGGCCGAAGAGGCAGCGCCCGAAGAAGACCCCTTGGCCGGTGTTCCGGCGGCCCTAAGGGAAAAGCTGGACGCGATTGGTTCAACGCTGGAACAGTTCACGTCCCGGTTGAAAACGACAGAGGGGCGTGTAGGGGCGATTCAGAGTCATTTAGCCAAAAGTGCCGCCGTTGATACTCGCAAGGCTGGGGATAAAGCGCCGACACAGGCACAAATAGACGCTGCAAAAAAGAGCGACGAAACGTGGAAGTCCTTGAAGGAGGATTTTCCGGAGTGGGCTTCGGCAATGGAAGATAAAATCGCCGCGCAGAGCGCCGATTACGAGAACAAGTTTCTTTCCAAGTCTGAAGCGCAAGCCGCCATTCTAACGTCCCAAAAACAGATCCAGCAGCAGATTGCCGAGCAGATTGAAAAACGAATTGTTGCCGCCCGGCATCCGAATTATGAGCAAACATTGAGAACCAAGGAGTTTTGGTCTTGGTTTAAGACGCAACCGGAACAGATGAAGCACAAGGCTGCAAGCACAAAGGCTGACGACGCCATTGAGATCTTGGACGCCTACAAGGCCAGCTTAAAGCCGACGCAACCGAATGTGAAGGAAGAAAGAAAAAAGCGCCTTGAGAGAAGTGTTTCTCCAACAGGCGTTTCGGAAAAACCAATCAAGTCTGAAGCCGACATGACGCCAGAAGAGTTGAGGCGGCATTTGTCGAAGCAGATATGGGGAGGGTAGCTAAATGGCTGTTCAAAAATACGATACAGTAGCATCCCGGAACCTACTCCGGGCCGAATTGAAAATGTTGAAGTTTGCCGAGAACATCCAGGTATTGGGGAAGTTCGGGCAGCAGAAAGAGCAACCGTTAAACAAGACCGATACTGTTGTATTTCGGCGCGTTGTTCCTTTTGGTGGAGCCGCTGTGGCCAACCCGGCTGACGGGTATAGTGAAACCCCGTCGATTACCGCCGCAAACTTCGTTACGTCTGAAGGTGTGACCCCAACTGCGAATACTATCACATACACGGACGTTTCGACTACCCTGACTCAGTATGCCGTGCTGTTCAAGTTCACCAGCAAGGCGCAGTTGATGTACGAGGACGATATTCCCGAAGATATGGCAAAGGTGTGCGGGCAGACGATGGCTGAGGTTGCCGAGCTTGTGGCCTATGGTCAGATGCGCGGCGGGACTGCGGTTATCTATGCCAACGGCGCGGCCCGTACCAGTGTTAATACCGCGATCAGCCTGAATGCACTTCGCAAGGCTGCCCGTGCGCTGGAGAAAAACCGGGCTAGCAAGGTGACGAGTGCGATTAAACCCGGTCCAGACTTTGGCACTTCCGCTGTTGAGCCGGGTTATGTGGTGTTCTGCCACAGCGATGTGATTGCCGATATTCGCAATCTTGAGGGTTTCACCAAGCGGGTTGAGTACGGGAGTGCGATCAAACCGCTTCACGACCGCGAGTTTGGGGCTGTTGAGGATTTCCGGTTTATCGCTTCGCCGTTGTTCGCTCCCTTCCTGGCCGGCGGGGCTGCTGTTGGTGTTACCGGAATGCTTTCTGCCGGGGCTGCCAACGTGGACGTTTATCCTGTCATGGTCATGGCTGAAGACGCTTTTGGTCATGTGTCTTTGAAGGGTCATGGGTATTCTGGGATTTCTCCGACGATTATCCCGGCCTCTCAGAAGAATCATGCAAACCCGTCCGGTATGTTCGGTTATGTGGGTGCCGATTTTTGGTACTCCTGTGTGCGGCTGAACGAAAACTGGATGGTGCGTATCGAGTGTGGCGCGTCTGACTTGTCTTAATGATTAAACAAGGGTTGCCCGGAAAGGATTCCACATGAGCAACAAAATTCAAAGCTATATTAACTACATTTTGGGCACCGACCGGGACGCTTTGTGCCGGCATGTTCG